CTTAAGCTCTTGTGAAGATTTAACAGAAACTAGTCTTTGAGGATTACTACTATCAAAGAAACTAGAACTTAAGACAACTTGATTTGCATTTTCCTTTATAGTTGAATATGGATAAGAAATAACAATTTTGTGTGTTACTGGATCATATGTTTGAATACGTCCAGAATTAGCACCTGAGAAAATTTGGAAGTTGTTGTTAAAGTTATACCTTGCATTGTATAACACTACTTCTTGACCATCAAAATGATCTACATCTACAGTTTCTTCTTTTCCCCTAGCTACAGAAAGATCATTACCATTAATTCCAAGGATTTCTAATACTTCGTTTCCAATCTTAATTAAATCACCAACAGCAAATCCTAATGCACTCTTAACTGTAACTTTTGTACCACCAGCAGGAACACCAACATGTCCAACATAAATTTGGAACCTTGCAGTAGACTGTGATGCACCAGATCTTACTAGATCTTCATCGGCAACTCCAAGATAGTCTCCTCTTGCATATCCACTACCAGCATCTTGAATTTGGATACCAGATACTATACCAGCATCAGATACAGTAAATGTAGCTGTGGCACCAGTACCCGATCCACCAGTAAGAGCAACACTGGTGTAAGTACCAGCAGTATAATCTGCTCCACCATTAAGGATTTCATAACGACCAATACCTGTGAAGTCGATTGTGGTGGTGGCAGTTGGTGGAATTAATACAGCTTCCTGATACAACCTCTTTCTAAGATAATAAGTCTTAGTTTTAGTTGTGTCATCAGGATTGATATCGATATTTACTTTATCTCCAATACCCAATCCATGAGGTGCTGCTGTTTCGATTAAAGCAACACTTTGATTAACATCAAATGGTTCTAATCCATCACTAAGAGAAGTAAGTCTTACAACCTTAGTTCCAGATGTATTGAATAGATCATCAGACTGAAGGAAATAATCATCATTGATAATCCAAGTTCCCTCAGTAACCTTGATCTCTACAACGTTCTGACTATTTGTTCCTTCTAATACTTCACCCTTAGCTATAGGTGCATCAACACCATTAGTTAAACTTAGAGTTGCACCTTTAGTATATGAACTTCTTTGATCTAAAAGAATATTGAATGTTTTAATAGTAGCAGAGAATGTTCCTGTCTCATCAAATGTACCATTGACGTTTCTTAGTACAATTGTATTATCATTCTTAACTGTACCTACGATAGAACCAGATGCACCTGAAGATGGTTGATTCAGTGTATCATCAGCAAATAAGTATGCAGTTTGAATAGTAGTTAATTTTACGACTTTATCTTCTTTACTTTCTAAGTAAGAAACATCTTTACCTTTAACTGAGGAAATAATAGCTTCTACTTCAGAACCTTCTGTTCCTCTATTATCAAAATAAATTTGAGAGTTGATAGAGAAGTTATCAGAGGATCTGATTACATCAATGCCATCAACTGTACCAGAAACGACATCTGTAATTTTAGCAAGAACTCCTTCACCATTTCCCTGCATACCAGGAATATAGTATTTTTTGGAATTCTTTGGAATATCATCTTGATTGATATTAGAATTGTAATTACTATCTACAGGTAGAGAGTAAAAATTCTCTCCTATAATGTATGGATATTGCGGTACTTGATCGCTATCAATAGTAATGAAATAAGCATAAGTTCCTTGCGGAAAGTCTGGGGTAATGCAAAATCTTCCATTGTTTTGGTCTAGTGTGCCACTCTTGTGAGTGTATGTGTAATCGTTATTAAACGTACCCAACGGGTACTGAGATAACGATGGTCCATTGGAACGACTTCCAGATAAAGAATATCCAGAAGTCATCCTCACAATAGATGAGGTGGAATCTAATGGATCCTGATGTCCGAATGGACCGTAGATAGGATTACCATCATAAGCGAATCCAATAATGGGAGAATGAGTTTTTGTAGCAGGTTCACTTCCTGCACTATTGATATTGTCGTTTAAATCAACACGTAAAGCTTTGGGATTGGCAACATGACCATAACCATACTCTAATGCATTATTATAATTCTGGAAAATGTAACCATACTCTGTATCGAGTTCACTTTCTAGTTTATTAAATCTATTGAAGTTCCATTCTTTTAACAGAGGAATACCAGTTGCATCTTCACCAACAGGAACGATATCTACTCTAACAGTATTTTGATTATAGAAGTTTCCTTCACCACGTTTGTTAAATCCAGTGATTTCTCCATCAGTATTAACAACTGCTTCATAATCAGCAAACCTTCCTCTACCAGCATTATCTGTAATTCTTACAGTTGGAGGAGAAGAATAGAATTCACCAGGATTATCGATAACAAGACTTGTTACCTTACCACCAGTTACAATTGCACGAACTACTGCACCTCTACCAGAAGTAATAGTGATATCAGGAGTTCTTGGGAAGATGTCATCAGTATCAACAACAATACTTTCTACAACCTGACCAGAAAGAATAGCTCTTGCTTTATTAGGAACTTGGTCAATCAACACAAAAGGTGGTTTTACATAACCTCTACCTTGTGTATTAATTTTGATTTCTTCTAATTTACCAAAACGAATACTATCATGATCCTTGAAACCGTAGACAGGAACACCGTTTAGAAGGATACCAACATCTCTTCTAGGAGTTGGATAAATTTCTGTAGTCCTTGTAGATTTCTTTCTGATGATACGAAGTAATCTTTGATCAAGAAGAGTTTCATTTACAGTAGATCCATCCAGAATCTTATATGATGGATAACTGGAACTTGTAATGTAATAATATTGATCATCTGCAAAAATAGAAGATACATCAGTAGTTAACTGATCTAGAGATGATTGAACCGATGGTAATGTTGGAATGACAGGTGCAGTACCTTGATTCAACAACCATCTTGTTTGATTAGTACCTGTCCTTACAATTTTAGGATCATCAGTTTCAAATCCTGGATTAGAAACTTGAATATCATCACCAGGACTAGAATATGGTTGTGGATTCTGTGGATGTAGATTATAAACAACACCAAATGTTAATAATGTTACACCACTCCCTTTAATTGTGACTGGTTTGTATACAGATGTCCCAACAGGATGAACCGTAGCTCCTTGTGCTTGTCTTTCATCAATAATAAACTGCGTTACAGTCTTATCACTGAATGTAATAGTCTCATCACCAATTAATACAGATCCAGTATTCTCCCATCCAATAGTGGAAGACACGTTAATTCTATCCCCTGAGATCGCAGTCCCTGACAGGGATTTCTCGAGCTTAGTTTTGGTGGAGATAGCAAATTCTCCATTAACAGTCTCAGGAGCTAAAACAATATTATAGATTTTTTCGTTGTCTGCTGTACCGTCAGGATTTACATTATCAACAGTAGCGTCTGCATACCCATATTCTGCACTAGCAGCCTGAATAACCTTCTTACCGATTAAATCCTTAGGATCACCACTAACAACCTTACATTTTAATGCATAAACATTAATCCAGTCAGATTCTGATGACTTATAAGTAAAATCTCTTGGTTTGTATACTTCTGGTTTGTTATTACTATCCTTAGCAACAACAGTATTGAAAATGAATTGAATAGAACTCTTAGTTCCCTTAGCTTTGTAGAACTTTTGAATGTTCTTAATAAGAGTTCTCTTATCTACTTCTCCCTTCAAATACTTTTCAGGGAAAGAACCTAGATACTGGTTCTCAAAATTCTTTACGAATGCATATAAGAATAGATTACTTACGTTATGTACATTCTGTCCCGCTGCGTGTGCCCCTGCAGTGGTGCTAGAAAAGGTGCTAGACTCGTATAGGTCTCCTAGTGAGGTATTTCCACTAACGCCCCTAGAACACTCTCTCAGCTCTGTGTCTGTTCTAGAAGCATAGAAGATAATCTCATCATCAATTTTTACGTATCCGTTTCTTTTTGGAAAACTCGTAGCATCTTGTAGTACAATTGTATCATCAGTATCAGAAATACTAACGTCCAGGATATCAAACTGTCTAAGAATATTTTGTTCATAATAATCTATATCTGCATATTTTTGGATATTATTGATAATGTCCAGCGTACCACCTTGTACTTCCTGAGCTTCATAATACTTCTGAACGAACTTACTAAAGAGTTCGTATTCATCAGTAATAAAAGCTGGAAGCTGCGATTCAATTAGAGTGGAAATTCTCTTAGTCTTTACAGCAGGCATTTACTTTACTCTTTATATGCAGTGAACGAGGAATTAGCAACGTCAACGTCAAGATAAACCTCACGGAGTGCCTTGATATCGTTGGATTTGGGTTTTACTCTAACAGAAATGCGATTATCAAAGAAACTACCTTTAATGATAGTTAAATCGTACATCATCAATTCACCTTTCACATAATCTATATCGCCAACTTCGCTGTCAAGGACAACCTTTTCACCAGTTACGCTATCTATTCTATATAGGACAATTTTACCAGATCTATCTTCTAGATAAACATCAAAATTAGGATACTCAGTGACCCTAAACCCAGTGGTAGACAAGACTGGTTCATCACAGTCCTGATCAAATTCATTTTGGAAACACACTTCGTAAAAGAAGGTTGAGTTAAGAGAAGGATAGAAATCCTTTCTCATTGTAACAGTTGTTAAATTAGAATTGATATTACGATCAGCATCATCAATTACACCAACCATCTTACTATATCTGAACTTACCATTAAACTTCTCAGTATCAGAAGTATCTAAGTAAGACTGTATATTACCAATAACCTTGTCTCTAATCTGTGATGCTGTCTGATCAGTAGAAGATCCATTAAAATAGATCTTACTATTCATCTCAACATATAGAATAGAAGGATCAATTAGCTTCGGTTCGACAGATGCAACCACATACTTCTTCATTTCCTTAATAATTTCATTCTTTGTTAAGGATGTGATGTAACTTGCATCTTTTGGTTTCAATGCAATGAAAACTTTACCATATTCAGGTGGAACTTGATCCTCTCCACCAAAAATAATGATATCACTGGTTGCTGGATATACTTTTCTTACAATTGCTTCATAGTCCTGAGCGGTCACTGCACGGTCTTGTGTGCCGTATGCCTTAGGAGCGGTATATTTGATCTTCTGAGTGCTTTCGATCTCCTCACCGCCTGCTGAGGCAGTGGTAGAGGTGATGTTAGTGGTAAAAGAGCTAGGAGACACACCACTAGGGTTCTCTAATACACCATTAAAGACAAATGTCTTCACACCATTACTTTCAGGACCAGATGTGGTCATGTAAGATACTTGAATAATAGAATTATCTTCTAGCTTTCTTCCTAGTACACCATCTCCCATTAAGATCTCATATCTTCCATCTTCAACTTCATCAAGGAAAAACACCTTTGAATTACCATCAACACCTAAAATATTGTCTGCTACAAGGTATGGTTCGTTAAAAGTGCCTCCAGTAGGGTATACTCTTACCCTAATTGTGTTAGTATCGATATTTTTATTGTCTAAGATGAACCTCTGACTCTTAGAAGCTGTACTATATGTAAAATTATTGACTACTTGTGATCCTTCTACGATAGGAATATCAGTAAACGTAGCTACGTTGTTAGAAACTTGTGCTTTTGTATCCTCAGTTACAACATACTGATACAAATTATTGTCATAAGTCGCAATAAACCCTGTTCCTTTCTTAAGAATCAGTTCAGTATCGGTTGTTGGGTTACCATAAGTCACATTAAAAGAGACATATGCAGTAGGAGCGGTAGCACTTTTGGGTCTGTACCCTAGTTGCTTCGCAATTGCTACTACATTGTCTCTCAAGGTGGCAGAATCAATGAATAGTTCATTGACTACCATATTAGTGTTAAACGCCGTATAGTACGTATTATATGCTAATACGTCAATTAAGTTGGATAATGCCGATCCTTCAAAATCGTAATCAGTAAAATCTGACTGTGCCCTTAGGTATTCTTTAAGGGCAACTTTGATATCTTCAAAGTCTAAATTGGCAACCTGTGTATATGGCATTTATCTTGTACGATCTAAGAAGAGTTCTACAGCTACTGGTCTGTCATCTCCCACAATAGTGAAATACAATTCAACTTGATACCCATTATTATCCATATCGGGATAACAAAGAACGTCATTAAGGACTACTCTAGTCTCATAACTCTCAATAGTATCACTAATCACAGATTTAATAATTGCTGCAGTACCAAAATCTAATGGTTCAAACAGCATTTGTCTTAAATCAGTACCCAAGTCAGGTTGAAACAGTCTTTCTCCCTTACCAGTAAGAAGTAATGCAGCTATTGATTGTTGAATAGCTGCAGCGTCTTTTACCGTTACCAAGTCATTAGTAACAGGATGCTTCTTAAAAGTAATACTCAGATCTTTAAATGTCTGAAACGTGGGCATGTAGACACAGCAAGGCTGTTTCTATTTATCACTTACCACAGAATCCGTCCGCCCACTCCTCTTGATTATCGAAGATTTCACCTTCTTCAACCTTTTTCCTTTTACCCTGTTTTCTCATATAGCGATCACTTTCTACCTCAGTGATAAGGGTCATCCCTGATTTAGTAAACTCTTCGCTTTTGTCTACATTGGTGTTACCCATTTCGTTCTCCATAGGGAATGTTTAATATTTATTGCTCGGTGTTTCGGCGCTCGGAGAAATTATCCTCTACCTTGACCACGATACCGCTTCTTCTTAGCGTTACTAGAAGTCGCAGAATACTTCGTATGCATACTGGAACCCTGTCTGGTCTTCTTTGGTTTCGCTTCTACGAAGGTTCCACCACTGATACCTGCTTTTGCTCTTTGTGCCATAGTTATAAATTTGTACCAATTAGTATATTAGGATGAATAAACGGTCCTGTCAAGGGTCTGGGTGAACCTCCTAACAATAACTGAGCTTCGTCCCCAGTAACTGCAGGTAACATCCCATTGATAATGACGGACGTATTCACCGCAGGTCTCAAAGTCCTCACACCTAATTGACAAGGTGCAGGAACGAGTGGGTTAATCTTTGCACCAGCAATCGATGCACACACATAGGGATTAGGAGCTGCTGCAACAATCTTCAACGGTGCTTTGTTAGCAACAACCGTTGTGGGTATTGCAGTCCCTCCTATCGGTCCTTCTGAGTACAGACAATTCCCATCTGTTGATTGGGTGTCTATTGTTGCTGGTGAAGCTAGGTTAGGCATTACAGTCTACTGATTCCTCGGTTTATTTTGACGAGATCTCCTTTGAGTCCTTCGACGTTATTGTGAAGATAATCTAGTGTCTGAGCGACAGTCTCGTAATCCTCACCCGTTGGTCGCTTGTACATCAACGACGGATTCGCGAGCTGGGAGAGGCGCTGGTCCAGGCTCGTCAACTTCTCTGACTGCCATAGGAGTGTTCTCTCCAATTCGTTCAATCTCTCCAGTAACTCTTCCATTGTTTTGATCTCCTCTCATGAATGCATTACTAGCTCGTACTTCAAAATCATCGCAGAACTCATCGAAGTTACTGAGGATCTTATCGTAGTCGCTATAGTCAACTTTTTGGGGCATTTTTTCCTGGGAAAAATTTTTTCGTTTTGATGGTTTTGAAAAACCATTTTCAAATATATTTATCGGTCGTCTGGATACTTTTGTAGGTTAGTGAATGGTTAGGAGTCCCATCATCGCTTGGCGCACCTTAAGGCAATAAAAAAGGGGCATTTTACTGCCCCTTACTGTTACACACACATGCCCTAGGACTTACGGAGGTTCGACTTAAAAGCGTGTTCTGGTGTGGTATCCGCTACCCGTGCCCTGCCTAGGTCATGTGATCTAGAGCTCTGCCAGCATCTCATCCATTTCAACTGTGTTGATCTTGGGGTCCATCCATCTCACGCCATCTGGTGTGATTTGTCCATAGATGCACTCAAGGGTTGGGATGAGTTCGTCATAGGAAGACTTGCGACGTGCTAGGCGATACATACCCTCATCATTGCCTAACCACAGGGCGACGTTCCATGTTTCATAGTTGGTCCAACCGTTGTAGGTCTCGTCTGTGGTGTTGGTCTGATAGGATGCAAAAGTCATGTGCTGTGTGTGTTGTGTATGTACTTATTATAGGGGGTGAGCATGACGGATGGGGTCATGCTGTGCCACTATGTCAACTGTCCTGATGTACGTAGTATTTAACGTTCACCACGTATAGAGTGAGCATGGCAACGATGATGCCAAAGAACCCAACCCATAAGATGGGGGACTGTGGGAAATCGAATGTGGGAATGGTTTGCATTAGTGTCTGTCTGAAATGTTCCAAGTGCCGCCGCATGGTGTGGGCAGTGGTTCAAAATTTCTCGCTGCCATTGCTTCAAGTGCTGCGATGACGGCGGGGTCTTTTGCTGCTGTGTCATTCATTAGGACACGTCCGCCGTAGTAAGATTTGAGTTGTTTGTTTGTCATGTCCTTATTATAGGGCATAGAGGGAGGGGGTGCTATACCAAGTGGGACAGTTGTTGATCTGTCACAGCTTGTATGCCGTCGTCCTTGTATACCCTCACCCACTTAATGGGGTTGGTGTTGTTGTTGATCCTATAGATCATTTGATCACCAAACCTTAGCTGGTCATTTGCTACCTTGTATGCTGTGTCAATGTCTGCACAGTATACGCAGCCGTTTTGGTCGAAGTTTGTCCAGTTAGCGGGTTGAACTGCCCAAGTGGTTTGCATGTGTCCTTTTGATCGTTGAACTAATTATATCACCAAGCATGGACGCGATGCCCATATAAAAGGACACTCTGTGTTCTGTCCCAAGCTTTGGCAGATATGGAAGGGAATAGTGAGACAATAGAAAAATAGTAATGGACCCCCGAAGGGGAGGGGTCACCCGAAGGTGTACCCGTCTTCAAATTCAACCGTGCCGCTGCGTGTAGAGATGAACCACTCCCAGTTTTTCTGGAAGACGCCGCACCCACGGGCGAACTCGTCACATAATGCATTCAATCTTGATTTGGTGGTGTTGGACTGCCAACCGCCATCAAAAATTTCAAGTGATCCATTCTGTCTCACGGTGCCTATGTGGTTGCCGTGTAGGTAGACAAAAGCATCGCCACCGTCATGAATTACAGAGGTGTTATCCTTTCTGAAGTCACGGTTGCAACGGATGGCGTTGTTCATTTGAGATTCGATTTGACGCATGTGGTGTTCTGTGTGTTGTACTCTTTTATTATACAGCGGCGGGGCAACGTTGCAACGCAGCTGGTGACAGTTTCTAAACTGTCCTATCCTTGGTTGACTTGAAGTCGCATTTCATGTATTCTGCAATGTCAGCAACTACCTCATCATAGGAATCGTCCCAATAGTTGCGACACTCTTCTAAGAATTCATGCTCACCCAACTTATCAAAATAGTTGAATAGATCATCTGCAACATACTCTTCTAGGTCTTTGGTTGACATGTTGTCAACCATTCTCTCTGTTAAAAACTCTTTGAGTTCTGTTAGTAATGCTCTATCCATTAGTAGTCATGAAAGAAAGGGTGATCCTGTTCAAATGGTTCGGGGTCATACTCTGTGTCAGAGTCAATGTTTTGTTTAAGGTTTGGATCATACAATCTGATTGATAATTCTGCATCATCAGCAGTTCCAACCCAACCCGCACGGTCTAGGGCATTTTCCATGATCTCCCAGACCTGATGTAATTCCTCATCATTCAAAAATGTGGGGATGTTCCAATAGTTCATCATAAGCACATACCCTCAAATAGTCTCTGTGCTTGTTTCTCTATTGCATCTAATGTGCCTAGAGTGTTGTTAGTTAACCAGTTGAGTTCATCCTCTGTTAACTTATTATGTACCCTGAAAGATTCCCATGCTTCATCAAAGCATGATTCAAGGATTGATTCGTGATGAAGTGTTGACATGTGTTTTGTTGTGTATGTACTTATTATAATGCAAATGCACACTGTGTGTAGGGAAAGTGTGCAGTTTGCAAAGTGGCATAGCTACGCGAACAATGGTCGCATGTAGTCTTTAAACTCTTCACGTCTAGCATCTGCTAGAATTTGCATTTCCTTTTCTGAAATCACGAGGTCATAACCCTCTTGCTTCATTTCATCATAACATGCTTGAGAGATGCCTTTATC